TCAAGAACTTCATTGAGCAAGCGGGTGAGGTGGGCATCACCTCCGAGGAAGCCACCGAAGGCGTGCGCAAGCTGGCAGCCGCGCAAGCCGATCTGCGGCGTGAAGGCTCGCAACTGGCGCAGCAGTTGCGCGAAGCTGCCGGGAACGATCCCGTGAACCGAGCCAACATGGAACGGTTCATCGAGCAATATAAAAGAGCCAAGACGTCGCAGGAAGAATACAACGCCGCGGCGCAGGCCTTAAACAACATCATTGCAGAGGCCAGAAAGACCGGCGACGAACGATTCGTCCGCGAGCGTGCCGACGCGGCTAGACAAGCATTATCTCGGATTATCTCTCCGGAGATGGTCGCCAAACTCAAGGAAATGACAGTACCGAGTCAAGAGGAGCTAAATGCGCAGCAAGGACGCATGGATGCCGGTGAGAAATTCGCGAACACGCTAGGAAGGATTCATTCGGAACTGAGTTCGATCACCGAACTCTTCAAGGCTCCATGGTTTGATACGCTGAACGCAGGCGCGGAAAAACTGCTTGGTTATTTAAAAAGCATTCACGCGGAGATGGATCGGGCGGAAAGGGTCCAGAAGGAACATCCCGCGCCCGAAGGCTTCTGGCAGAAACTCAATCCGTTCAATCAGCAAAACATCGAGCGCGAGGAACGGGTGCGGCACCCGGAGCGATTCGAAGACGAAGGGTTTGGACCGCGCAAGCAAGAACCGGCGCTGCCTGAACAGCCGCTACCGCCGCCAGTATTTCCGGGCGGTGTCTCGCGCGCTCCCCACATGGCCGAAGGAGGTGTCGTCACTCGGCCGACAACTGCAATGATTGGTGAGAGAGGGCCAGAAGCGGTTATCCCATTATCCGCCCTTCAACACGCGAGTTTTTTGCAGGAAGCTGGCGTCTCGCACGAGGATCAGAAACAAAGCCAGGACGACAACACCGATGCGGTCAAGAAACAAACCGACGCGCTGAAAGAACTCATCGATCTTCTCAAGGGGACCGACGGTGGCATGGGTCCGCATGGCGGCGGCCCCGCATTCGGCGGTCGCGGTGTCGGTGGCGGTGGTCGCCGCGGTGGTGGCGGCGGCGGTGATGGCCCCGACACGGCAGCCCCGAAACTCCCCGAAACGGCGCCACCGATGATCGGAGCCAAGGCCTTCGGGGCCGATAGCCCCATCAAAGGCTTCCGGCCAGGGCATGCAGAGGGCGTCCCGCGCAGTGCGCGTAAAACACCGATGATCGGAAGCAAGGAATTTGCGCCGGACAGCCCCATCAAAGGCTTTCGCCCAGGACACAAGGGCGGCGGCCCGGAAGGACCCGGTGCAGCCGGTGCACCTCCCGACGCCGTTCTGAAGGAAGCCGAAAGCGTTGCGCATCTCGGACCCGGTGCTGTTGCCCAATACATGGCGCAGCAGGGTTATCCGAAGGATGGCGCATGGTGCGGCGAGTTCGCGGCATCTGTGATCAAGCGAGCGGGCGGCACGCCGCCTGCTAATCCAGCCGTGGCATCGAATTGGCGCAACTACGGTGAGCAGGTTAGCGAGCCGCAGCCCGGCGACATTGCGGTACGCAAGCCGGAATTTCACGGACGTTTAGGCTCAGGCCAGACCGGCGAAACGGGAAGTCACGTCACCATCTACGAGGGTCCGGGTGCGGGCAAGGGGATGTTCACCGGCATCGGCGGCAATCAGGGAGCGATCGTCAATCCGCGAATGAGCCGCGAGCAGTATGATTTTTTCCGCGGCAAGGCCGCTACTGATGCCAAGACTGCGGCGGCTGCCAAAGCCGCTACTGGCGGCGATGATGCAAGCGCCTTGGCGCTTGCAGCGAAGTGGGTCCGAAGCAAGGAAAGCTTCAAGGGCACCGCGTTTGAAGATTTCGGAGCCACCTCGATCGGTTACGGCACCGCAGCCCATGGCCGCACCTCGATCACTGAGCCGGAAGCGCGCAAGGAAGAAGAGGACTATCTGGCGGGCAGTCTGAAGCGCATCGACGCCTTGAATCCGAACCTGCCGCGCAATCAGAAAATCGCATTGGCGTCGCTTGATTTCAACACGGGATGGACACAGCGCGCAGGTGAGAAGAACGAAGCGCTGCGCGAGGCAATCAAGGGCGGCGACACGGCGGCGGCGCGCAAGTTGTTCGGGACCTACGTCCATGTCGGCGGCCCGCAAGGCAAGGTGTTGCCCGGTCTCGCGTCGCGGCGCGCAGAAGAACTCAAGATGTGGGACGACCCGAAGTTCTTCGGCGCCGCCGAGCAGGCCGAGGCCGCACGCAAGGGACTCGCTGCCACGCAGACCAACGAACACAAGGTCACAGGCGACGGCAAGATCACCGTCGATGTGAATGCGCCGAAGGGCACCAAGGTCGGCGCTGAAAGCAGTGGCCTGTTCAAGTCCACCGAAGTCAATCGACAAACACAAATGGAGCCCGCGCGAAAGAGCGACAACCGCAGTCAATCCGGTGACGAGATTCTATCGATATGACCACGATATTCGACATACCTAACGCTATCTGGCGGCAAGCCCTGATGCCTGCGAGGTTTCGCAGCGCATACTTCCATTGCGAGAGCAACGCGCGCGAAAGCGGACGGCGCATTGTCGAGCACGAGTTTCCGAAAAAGGATTATCCCTATGCCGAAGACATGGGACGGCATTTCCGCGAGTTCACCATCCGCGGCTACATGATTGTTTTCCCCGGCGTGAGTGATCCCGCCTATCAGTATGGTGTGACGTTGCGGACCTTGCGGCCGCCGCCGCAATGGCAAGACGCCAACGGGCTGTTCATTTCCGACTATCGCGTTCCGCGCGATGCGCTGGTTAATGCCTTGGAAACCGAAGGCCCCGGCGATCTGCAATTGCCGACGCAGCAACTGCAATCTGTCGTGTGCACACGCTATCGGTTGACCGAAGAGGAAAAGTTCGGCGGTTACTGCGTCTTCGATATGACGTTTCAGGAATATGGTGTCGATCCGCTGCTCATGGTCGCGCCGCCGAACACGGCTTCGGTTCTGCAGGGCATCGCGGCGCAGTTGCGCAGCCAGGTTCAACGAGTACTGCAGCCGCCGAATCCCTCGGTCGGTACTGGCGAGCCGACATCGACAACAGGGACGATCAGCCCATGAAGCGCAGCGACGTCGATGAAGCCGCGCCGATTCTAGATCGCATGTTGGCGACGCTCGTATCATATGTTCCGGCGCAAGGCCGCACTGGCATCGAAGCGCGGACTGCAGTCGGCGACGTTCGCGCCAATGCGCGGTCGCTCTGCTACTCGGACACGCTCGGGCCGCCGCTCGATAATTGCTTTGAACAGGCGCGGCTCGCGGGCATCACGTGGCAACAGCTCGAGATAGTGCGCGAATCGGTGGACGCGGAAACGCCGGTTACGCTGGGCGGCGCGTTGGTGCAGAATTGCGGCGTGCGGCTCTGTCTTGCCGTCATTGCCGAAGTCGTTGCCGATGCGACATTCGTCAGTCGTCAGCAAGTCGATGCGCTCCGAACCGCACTGCTGCAGCCATTCCAAGATGCCGAGGAAATCGCTGCCGACGAAATGGATCAGATGACGTTTCAAACGCTGATCTCGACACAAGGCGCGCTCACCAATCATCTTGTTCAAACCGCGCTGCCACTGCCGCGGCTGATGCAATATCAGTTCTACAACATCAAACCCAGTTTGGTGCTGGCCTATCGGCTTTATACCGACGCCTCGCGCTGCGACGAAGTCCGCGCCGAAAATAGGATCGTGCATCCGGCGTTCTGCCCGTTGGCTGGCTTGGCATTGTCACAGTGAGCGAACGCATCGAAATCAGTTTCGTCAACCCGCTGCAGGTTTGCCGAGTCGATGCGCCGCCGCCAATCCTGGCTTTGCTCACCATCAACTACGGTCGTTTTACCATCACCGCGAAAGGGGATGTTATGTATACGCTTCCAGTAGACATGCTCGTCCAGATGCAAGTCGCCTATGTGGACTCCGAAAACAATCCGGCCGCCATCGATGGTCCGGTGGCGTGGAGCTCGTCGGACGACACCTTGGCGACGGTCACGCCGGACGGTACCGATTCGACGCTCGTCACCGTGACACCGGTCGGGCCGGTCGGCCAGGTGCAGATCACGGCAACCGCCGATGCCGATCTCGGCGCTGGCGTGCGCAATCTCGTCACCGTCGCCGATATTCAACTGGTCGCGGGCGAGGCGGTCGCAGGCACCATCACGCCGGTCGGCGCACCGACACCGAAGCCATAATGGCAGCAGTGCTGCTAATTTGTCATGGTGAAGCCAACCGAAGAAGCCACTCTGATCGTCAACGGTCAGGAGTTTCGCGATTGGGAAACGGTGTGGGTGCAGCGGCGCTGGGCCGATTCCTCGACCTTGTTTCGCTTCACCGCGGCCGAGCGCGATCCGATCTTCACGACTTACGGCAGCAGCATCAATCCGGCAGATTTCCCCTCGTGGACCAAGCTGCAATTCAAGCCAGGCGATCTCTGCACGGTCAAGCTGGCTGGCCAGCTCGCAGTCACCGGATTCATCGAGACGCGGCAAGTCGCTTACAACGCCACGCAGCACGGCGTGCAGCTCGACGGCAAGAGTTATTCGGCCAACGCCGCTAAATCCAGCGTCGATAGCAAGACCGGATCATGGGACGGCAAGAACATTCTGCAGATTGGGCAGGAAGTCCTCGCGCCCTATGGCGTCGGTCTCAAAGTGATTGGCTCGCTCGATCTGACGCCATTCAAGAAACTGCAAAATGAAAAAGGCGAGCTGGTCTGGGACTTCCTCGAGCGGATCGCGCGAACGCGCGGCGTGGTCATGGGCTCGGACCATCTCGGCAATCTTCTCATGATCGGCCCGCATACCAGCCTCATCGTCGATCAGTTGATCGAAGGCTACAACATCAAATCCTGTCAGTGCGTGATCACGATCAAGGATATCCATCTCGACGTCAATGTCGTGGCGCAAGGCTCAAGCGACGACAGTTTCAACGGCCCCGATGCGACCGAGATGACGGCAGACGCGCCGTCGAACATCACCAAGATCGCCAAGATGCTCTTCTATACCAAACTGATCGTTCCGATGGAGCACCCGCCGACGTCGCAGGCCGAGGTGCAGGCGCGCGCCACTTACGAGCAGATATGGAAAGACGGCACGCTGATCAATTGCACGATCGTGGTGCAGGGCTGGTTGCGGGCGGGGCAGGCCTTGTGGGAAGCGGGCGGTCATGTCTGGGTCAACTCGCCGATGGCGATGCTCAATCAGGCGATGGGCATCCAGAACGTGACCTTCACGCAAGACAATCAGAACGGATCGCAGACCACGCTCGATCTCGTGAACCCAACGGCGTTGCGCGGCAGTCCGAACATTGACGTCGGCGGGACGCAACCGGAGCCGGTGACCGGCAAGGCACCTGGGCCGGTTTGAAAAAACAGGAGTCCCTCAAATGCATCGAGCAACGCCACTCAACGCGATTTTCCGCGCCTATTGCGCTGGCGGCGCACGCAGCGTGGTGCACGCCGTGGACGATTCGAAGCTGCTGCAGGAAATGGCTGGCAACTTCATGTCTGGCGAGTCCCGCAAGGCGGTCGAGGCGCCGCAGAATTTCGGCTTCACCTCCGTGTGTTTCAACGCCGAGCAGGATGCGATGGGTAAGATGGTCGGCGCCGAAGTCGTGCAAAACTTCCTGGGCGGCAATCGCTCCTATCCGGTCGCTGGCGCGATGGATGATCGGCGGCATCGGCTTTTCAATCTGCTACAGGGCGACACTGCGATGTTTCGCGGGCGCGGCGACAAGCAGCAATTCCACATGACGCAGGACGGCGGCTTCTGGACCGCGCCGCAGGACAAGACCGTGCGCATGCACTTGCTGGCGGAGAACAGCGAGTCGAATTCGACGCAGCAGCAAGGCTCTGGCAGCGGCTCTGGCTCCGCGCCTGCCGTCAGCGCGCTCGATGGCGGCAGCTCGGGCGGCGGTTCGAACGGGAGCGGCGGCGGCCAACAGCAGAACAAAGGGCAACAGCCGAGATACAAGGACGGGCAGAAATCGTCGATGTTCGTCGAGGTCACCAAGGACAAGACGCGCATGGGCGGCAATACGTGTCACATGGTTCTCAGCGACGGCAACACCTACGTGCACGCGAACACCGACAAGCAAGTCTATGTCGGCGCGGAGGCTGGCAAAGCCAAGTTCGATTATCTCGTGACGCTATCGGGCCCGTGCAAAAATTCGCTCGGCAAGATAGGTTGATCATGAGCAGCGGCAACATTCCCGCCAATGTCCCCGACATTCGGTTGGTCCAAACCAACGTCTTTCCGGATTACGACGTGGTGTTGGATTGGTTGCTGAAGTCCGATGGCACGCTCGACAACACCAAGGCGCTGGCGACTGCAGTGATTGTCGCGCTCGGTACCAACGCGCTGGCCTCCGATACCGATGTGCTGCCCGATCCGGATTCGACCGATCGCTGCGGCTGGTGGGGCGATCTCGACGCGGCGCTGATCTGGAACGGCTGGCCGATCGGCTCGAAACTGTGGCTGCTGCGCCGTTCGAAGATTGTTCCGGCGTCGCCGGGAATCGCGTCCACGGTGTCATTGATCAACAGCTATATCCGCACGGCGTTGCAGCCGTTCGTCGATCAAAAAATCTGCTCGGCCTTCGACGTCTGGACGACTCGAGTCAACACGCAACGGATCGACGCGCTGATCCGCATCTATCGCGGCCCGCTGAGCGAGATTGAATTGCGATATGCCCTGCTCTGGGATTCGATGGTGACCTGATGCCATGGACAACGCCGCTGCTCCGCGACGTCCGCACGCTGGTGCGCGATGCCGTCAACGCATCATTGCCGGGGGCCGATGCCTCCGTCGCGAACAGCGTGTTGCGCGTCATGTCCGACAATCAAGGCGCGCTGTGTCACCTGACGCTGCAATATATCGACTGGCTGGCGCTGCAGCTTTTGCCCGATACCGCGGAAACTGAATGGCTGGATCGGCACGGCACGATCTGGCTCACCAACGCGGACGGTACCAAGGGTCGCAAGCTGGCG